CAAACTTTTTACTTTGATGGTTTTTAACTGTGATTGATAACAGTGGTTCTATGGCATCCTTTGGATTAGGAAAACCATTTTCGCACTGCACCTCAATATCAATCGTGACAATAAGTATCTGGTCAATATCCCAACTTACATCATTAGGATATTGTTCTGCGATATAATTATACGCATACATATTGCTACCATAGATAAGATGTGGTTGGTTCTTGTAAGACTCCAACCATTCTTTTGCTTCTTTGATAGTATTGTGTTTAATAGGTGTGACATATTTACCACAGAGAGTTGTATGCTCAGTCTGTTTTGCAACAGGAGCGTACAGTGTGGGAGAATACTTGACCTTACGGACAAGTCTTTCTCCGTTCACAACTTCTCTTAATAACAGATAGTTACCCCATTGAGTAATATTGGTGTAAAAGTTCATTATGTAAATATATCACACTTTTTATGTTTAGTCAACCAACATTTGTTTATCGTCATAAACCTTGTTGATGATATCAAGATTGTCTTGTGCATCAGCCATTGCACTAACAAGTTTATCCATCTCTTCAATATGTTGAGGATGTTCTCCAATCGCAACTGGATTGTTTGCATACACTTTCAAAGTGACCTCTGCCTCTTTGTACTGTGCTTCATACTTTGCTCTCAACGCATCTAACATTTGGTGTCCTATACAAGCCATTATCTTTTCTCCTATTTCCAATTTTCTCTGTTCATGTATATTTTTAGTATTTCCTGTGTTACACTTTTATCTTTTGTAACCTCTTCAATGCCACCTAAGCCTGGTGTCGCATTAACTTCAAGTATATATGGTTGCTCTTTTTCCCTATCTTTTGCTGGTAGTAAATCTACACCAACTAAATCACCGTCAACCAACTGTGCTACTTTTATTGCTGTCTCTTTTTCCATATCTGTAAGTTCTATTGATTCTGTTTTTGCGCCCAAGGAGGCATTACTCCTAATATCATCATCCATTACATTTCTTCTCATTGACGCAAGCACTTCACCATTTACAACTAAAACTCTAATATCATAATCAATCTTGATATACTCTTGAACTAGAAGATCCACATATGGTTGTAAAAAACTTAACATCTGAACAGTGGGGTGCAGAGACTTCATACTTTCCATTATGATAACACCAACTCCAGTTTGACTACCACTAGATGATTTTAGTATCAATGGAAACTTTAACCCACCCTCTTTTACAGCTCTTTCAGAATCATCTGAATATGTTATCGGAACTGTTATTGGACTTCTTAAATTGTTTTGTTTGAAAAGTTGATCGCAATAATATTTGCTTGAACACACATCCCATGTTTTTATAGATGGTATAGTTTTGAAACCTTTATCTTCTAGCCCTCTAATTATATCTACCCATCTTCTATTTGTGGTGTAACCAAAAGTTCCTAGTCCTCTTGCAAATATCAAAGTATTATCTGGATTTATTTCAATTGGTTTCTGATACTTTGCACCACCAGATTCAGTTGGCATAATCACAACACCATCATCGTCAAATTCAAAAGAATTTATAAACAGTTTTCCATTACTTTCAGAAACAAAAAGACCAGTATACTCAACATTAAAAATTTCAATACCAACTTTTTTTGCTGAATCTGTGTACAACTTAAAATCTGGTCTTTCTCTTTTACCAACATCTCGCACATCTTCATTTGAGTTGTTGAACACAATTAATCTATACGACTCCTCTTTCTGTTCTGTAATGAATGAACTGAACTTCTCCAAAACTAAGCCTCTCTTTTTTTACCTATGTTGTATTTAGTTTCAAGTGTCCAGTCATCTTTCTCTTTGAATGAGATAATCTTTATCTGACTTAGTGGTGCAGTTACGTCTGTCGTGCCTTTAACATTCACTAGACCCCAATCACTTAATAGTTTTGCGATTGTGTTTCGTCTTGCAATATCATTCTCTGACAGATTAGTCTGTTTACCATCAAGTGCAAACAGCTCTTTGAAATGCACAATGTAATACTTACCTTGTTTGTGCAAGATATGACATGATTGATATAATACTTTTTCTTTTCTGGAAGCAACGCCTATTCGTGAAAGAGTCTCACGAATCTTTAGGAAGTCATCTGGTTCTTTCAGTTCAACTTCAAGCATTTGCTCTTGTGTCCAATTAATGCTTTCCATTTTTTCCACCTTTATTCAAACTATCCTTGATAGTTTTTATCTGTTCATCATTAAGTAAGTTAAGAGCAGACTTTGCCTTTTCATTACTGTAACCATAATACTCTTTAACACACTCTATGTTTTTTAGTTTTTTCGCCTTCATCCAAGGAACATATCTTTTCCTTGTTCTTACACTATTTAGTAAAAAGTCAAACTGCAACTTTTTATCTAGGTGGTGGTGTTTGTTCATTTCGTTGACAAGCATTATAGTGTCTGGAAATGGTGCAAGACATTTGTTGATAATAAATGATGGATACTTCTTTTCCCACATCTCGTCATCTGTATCCATCAGATTTTTCTTTTCGTGATTGATTGCATTTAGATAATCCTTGAGTTCATAAGTCATTTGAACTTCACCTGTCCCATCAACTCTGTGAAGAACGCAAGCATATTTATTTCTTGGTCTGCGACAAAGGCTGACTTGTATTGATACTCTGCAAGGATAACGACAGCATGAGGAATAGTGGAACTATCCAGATTATCATAAAGGGAATCATAAACCCTACGAAAAATACGAACTGGATCGTTGTCCAGATTGTTGACAACCCACTTACGAACTTCGGTAATATTTTTATCTTTAAGACTTTTATAAAGTTCACTAAGATTACTCTCTGATAGATTTACTAAGACACCAGCATCTATCTTACCAGATGCAGAATATCTTTGTAACTCATTTAGAACCCTTCTCCAATCTGGGAAGAACTTATTCATAAGTTCTGCAACAGCCTTAGGTTCAAACTCTACTCCCTCACTATTTAGAATATCACCGACTCTTGCAAAGAACCTACTTGCAAGTTTTGGTTTCTGACTATTAGGGATAATGAAATCTACGACACTGCATCTAGAATGAAGTGGTGGTATCAGTCTATTCTTAAAGTTACAAGTCAGAATAAATCCACAGTTCTTGTGAAACTCTTCCATGAAACCACGCAGAGCAGGCTGTGTTGATTGAGGATTTAGATAGTCTGCCTCGTCAATGATCAGATACTTTCTACCACCCTCAAGAGATACAGTAGATGCAAAGTTTTTGATTTTAGTTCGTAGAACGTCAATACCAGATTCCTCTGAACCATTTATCATCATATACGTTGAACCGATTTCATCTATCATTGCTTTTGCAACAGTGGTTTTACCAACGCCTGGCCCACCACTTAAAATCATATTAGGTATATGTTTGTCTTGAACAAATAGTCCAAAGGTCTTTTTTAGTTCATCTGGTAAAACACAGTCACGAATAGTGTTAGGGCGGTATTTTTCAACCCACAAAAAATCTTCCATAATATAACCCCCAACTTAAACTGTATAAGTTGATTCGGGTTCAAGAGCAATCCAATACTCTATATCACTACTCTTGTTTTTATAATGACTGATATTTTTAGCAGACACCTCTACGTCATAAGTTCCATCAAGTAGTTTAAGATTTTCTACTTTGAAGAAGAAGTTAAACTCACCATCACTTTGAGTATTTACATCCAAAGAATAATTATTTGCAGTATCATTCTTTTTATCTTTTACTGTAAGTGAAGAACCACTACCATTTTTTTCTAACACCATGTCTGGTGCTCCGATTGCAGATGCAGCCCTTTTGAGTTTTGATAGGTCATCATTACTCATTGTGAACTTGACTTCATTAGACGGCATAGTAATCATTTTACTAGGACTTGTAACGACTGATGGATCTGAATAGAAATACTTCATCTTAGTTGATGGTTTATTCTCTTCAGTGATTGTTACATAACTATCAGAAAAATCTAAGATAGGATTCTCAAACAATGATAGAGCTCCTAAGAACTCATTCAAATCATAGATAGCAATCTCTTTTGGAAAAGTCTCCTCTACAGTTGCACGAGCAATGATGTTTTTCATCGCAGACATTGTTGACATCTCGTTACCCTCTTTGATTACGAGATTTTGATTTATAGTTGCAAAGTTCTTCAGCACTGAAGTTGTGTGATTACTTAGTTTCATTTTTTGTTTTCTCCAATTTATCTACATATAATGCGATAATACCATAATGTATTACTTTTAGCAAGTCATTTCTATCCTTGCCGTTCTTTTTTCCATATCGTTGTGCATACTTGAGTATGTTACCGATACAAAACCCTTCACCATGACCACCATCAATAATAAACTCTGTAGCCTGAAAGTTGTTTTGACTATAGTGTTGATCATATGTTTGGTCAATGTAAGACTTCAGCTCTGCCAAAGTCTTACCCTCATCATATTTGTAATCTATCATTCTTTGATTTCTGCTCCAGTTACTTTGTTTACTTTTTTCCTACCACGAAACTGTGATACGATTCCTTCTTTTTCTTCATCAGACATTTCACCAAAAGCTTTACCATTTATCTTGAAGTTCTGATTGTTAAATAAGTTTACGTTTGCAGAGAATGTTCTTCTCTCACCCTCACCAAAGAATGGATTGACTGAATGTCTCAACCAGTTTGGGAAAATAATAAGAGTTCCTTTTTCGGGCTTTACATATTCTTCTGTAACAGGTCTTAGTGCAACAACATCTCTCATTACGTTCTGACCCCAGTTGAAATATGTGTATCCATCTACAACACCACTTGCGTGATTGATATCTACACCACCACCTAACTCTGATGGATCTGGTTGTTTCTGAATACACTCTGGAACTTTTAGATACATAATCATCGAAAGTCCTGCTTCAGTTCTACAACCATGATCATGCAATGGATTATAGTCACCAGCATAACTATGAACTGTCCAAGCCTCAAATGCATCAGCAGTCACATCTTGACCATAACCTTGTTGCATATATGTTTTGCAACACTGATCAATAATCTTTTTGAATTGTTCACCAACACTACCATCCAAAAGAGGAAAACTTAGTTGTGCAGATTTTTTATCACGATTGATCTGACCGACCAATCCATCTGAATAATCATCATTTGCTGGGATATTAACATTATCAATATGGTCATTTAGTTCATCAATGACTTGTTCTGGAATTTCAACCTTCATCATATGGACTGCGAGTTTAGTTCTCATTGCAGCTTTGATGCCAGGTTTTTCAAGTTTGTATTCTTTTACAATTCTGTCGTATTCTTCAGAACCCTCTGGGTATGTTACACCATCAGGCATTTTAACTTTTTTAATGATTGGATCTTCTGGAGACACTTGTTCAGTAATGATCTCTGGTTTTACATCTTGTGATGTAGTGGACATATTTTCATCTAACTTTGCTACTGCACCATCTTGTATTCCTTCTGGTGGCAAGTCAAAAACTTTGATTCCCATAATATAGGCTCCTTATCTATAGATTTGTTATTCTGACCATAATACCACAAAGAGGGGTTATGTGTCAACCCCTCTTTGGTATTTTTTTTATTTAATTTCAATAAGTTTTGGTTTCTTTTCCTCTGGGATAATCTGTTCCAGAGAAATAGTTAGAAGTCCATTTTCTAATTTTGCACCATTAACTACAACATCATCTGCTAAAGTAAACTTGCGGCTGAACTTTCTATATGAGATACCTTTGTGTATAGTCCACTCATCAGATTCTTCACTTGTTTCTTTTACAGAACGAATCGTAAGCACACCTTGTGCGACCTCGACTTCAATATCTGATTTATCAAAACCAGCAAGTGCCATAGTAATTTCATATCCATAATCAGTTACTTTCTGAATATTGTATGGGGGGAAGCCTGTGGATTGTTGTTGATGATTCCAGTAATCGTTTAGACGATTAAACTGTCTTTCAAAACCCACGGCATAGGGGGTGATTTGATTAAAATTGTCAATAAGACTTAATGCGTTTCTTACCATTTTTTTCTCCTTATAAAAGCAAGACTAACGTGACAACCCTTAATGGCATTGTCCTATTATATATAGGGATTGTAATCCTAAATTACAACCCCTACATTAACTTTTTTTTAGAATTTTGATTCTTCAACCATTTCTTCTAATGTTTCCTCTGGAGTATTTTCCTCTAAAGGATTTACACCAGCATCAATCTTGGAGTATAGATCCAAGAAGGATTCTTTAGTGTCTTGATCGAACCTCGACACACAAAGTTCGATTGACTTTTGTTTGTCCTTGAAAATCGAAAACGATTTTGCAATGTGGTCTAGTCGCCGAGTTGAGATCAACTCATCAACACCACCATCAAAGAAGGTCTTACGAATAACTTCAGACCAAGTGACCAGATTAGTTGCAAAGTCCTCATCTACAACACCATACTTTTTCATCGAACCAAGAACAATCTTTTTCTCGACTGATGCAGCAGGGTATGGTTGTTCGATAGTAATTGCAAACCGTTCTAGGAAAGCCTCGTTAAGAATGTTAGTTCCAATGAAACGTCCATCCTCTGAACCTTTACCTTTAGTGTTGGCAGTTGCCATCACGTTGAAACCCTCTTTTGGAGTAATCCACTTGTTGACTTTCTTGAGATAAACACCCTTACCTTCAAGAACTGGTTGCAGACACATCAACTTGTTTGAACCCAAGTCACACTCATCAAGAAGCAAAGTGCAACCACGTTCCATTGCCTCGACAACTGGGCCAGGCACAAACTTGGTTTCACCATTGACCAAACGGAAACCACCGAGCAAATCATCTTCATCAGTTTCGATAGTGATGTTCACACGAATCAGTTCCTTACCCATCTCGGCATGAACCTGTTCGATCATAAGTGTCTTACCATTACCAGACAAACCAGTGGTAAAGACTGGATAAAATATTCCAGACTTGACAATCTGTTTAATGTCCTTGAAGTGACCCCAAGGAACAAAACCCTCAAAGGCACTAGGAACTAAATTCTGACGTTCCATATTAGATGCAATCAAATTCACAACAGCACTCTCTGTTTCAGTTGGAGTGTTTACTATCGTTGTTGGAGCAACCTCTCCAGGCAACTTGAACTGGTTATGTGCAACCTTGTATTGTTTCATAAACCAACCAGCAAG